TTGTATTTCCGGCAACAGAGAGGATTCGCTCACTCTCTCGGTACCGAGCCGCGTTACGGCCGGACTGTCGGCTTCTAGCCGAATTGGAAAGAGGAGCTCGTGAGAGCCCTTTCCCGTTCTTCTTTTTGGATTGCGGGGCCCGAAGAGGGCCCGATCCATTACTTTTCTTTTTGGTCATTCTGTACAAATTCGTGGACCCACCATGTACGGTGGTGGACTGTTCATCCGTATGGACCGCCAAACTCGTCTAAAGGTCAGATTATCTTTAGATTAAAGGTTCTTTCACAAACTAAGAACCCGAGACCCCCGGTGAATAGGGGGGCGGTGACTCCGTGCAGTCTCTCGGCATTTTGTTTAGCACGTAAGTCTTTACAGAATGCGCAGAGGGATCCTCTGACCAAGAGGAAACCACAATCGATGCTCAATCGTGCGCAACCAAACGTTTTGGGTCGAAGCTTTCTCAAGCTCCCCATACGGACCCACTTTTGAGCGGGTGAGCGCCTAGTAGCGGCGGTATATTCCCCATGGGAAGAAAAGCTTATCGGTCCGAAGGGGACCGAAGAGCTTCTTTCTCATGACAGAAACCTTCCGCTCGCTATCTAAGGCGAATCTGATGGGATCGATTTTAAAGTCGATCACATCCTCAACCTCCACTCCATCTGGTAGTGGCCTTTCCATCGGCCATAACCAGGGCTGAGATCGAATAATCTCTTCGACCTGATAGGCTTGTTTAGCGGTCACGGACGTACTTAATCCTGGGATCAGGTGACAGCCTAAACCACCCAAGCTTATAGGTAGGAAGAGGTGACTACCTCTGGCTTCGCGGCTTATTTCCCGTGAGTGCATCGAAATGTACTGACGGAAGACATCAGCCTGACGACCTTTCCAAGCACCGTCGACCACCTTATTCAAAACAGAGATTAAGGGGGTCTCGGGGGCTCTATCGACTTCTTCGCCACCAATCTTAGCAAGGACTTTATGATTACCAGTCATAAGGCCCACGTTAAGGAATGGAATAACGAAGGGAGTCGGGTTATGGTTCCGAAGATCCATAACAACGGAAAGGGAATTGATGTTCGCGTAAGACTTATGGAAATAAGCCTTACCAGGAGACATAGCGAGACCAAACTTTGCACCGAGTTCCTGGTGGAGCTTCCACTCCTCCAGGGTCCCGATATAAAGCATATCATCGCCATTGATAAGAACTGAGTTAAGAAGATCACTCATCTTAGCTTCAGGTCTAAGCCTCCTACGAACAGTCAAGTATAGAGCCAAATTAGCCAAACAGAGGATTGGAAAAGAAAGGATGGAACCCATTAGCTGGCCATTCTGCTGCATGACATCAGGCAATCGAACACCTCCCACCTTAGGGTAGGAGATCTCGTGAGGAGCTAAAACTCCCAAGAGGATGTTCAAAAGACGAATTCGCTTATCCAGCGAATCACCTTCATTTATTGCGTCGATGTCGTAAGCGCCTTTCTCGAGGAGATCCCGAAGGATCTTTTGAGAAAGACTCGCAGATAGGCCGTCGGTCGCTGCAGAGTAGTCGATGGAAAGCCAATATTCCTCACGGAAATCGCCTCCATTAAGACGGCTCTGAACCGCGTAAAGGTCCATTAGATCCGTGGGATCGAACGGCCTGCCGATTAGCCTAAAGGGTTTCATGTTCCTCATCAAACCATGGAGTTTGACCTGGACCTCCTTAGCAATGTAGCTAGGAAGAGCTGGATCTTTTGAGATCGTTCGAACCTTGAAAGGTTCGAGAACAGCTTCAACTTTAGCCTTGAGAACTACAGGAATGTAGTTCCCGGATTTGTCCTTCGGTATATCCGATTTAAGAACATAATCGCTAAGGATGTCCTCCAGGTCATCCAACTCACCCTGGCGGACCAGGGTCTTTACCAAAGGGCGGTACAGAACTTTATCGCCCTTTCTGGCAAAAGATCTCGTTTCCGAGATTCCGCCTAAACCTTCCTGCTGACGGAGTTTGTTGCTTTGACCAAGAAGCGACCGGAGCAACCCAGCTTGACCACCAGACTTTCGAGTTGATTCAAAAGAAGCAGACTCGGAAGCTTTGTGTGAGACACGCCAGGGAGTTTTCCAAAAACTCTTAAGCTCAACGGCTAGCTGCTTGGCTAGTCGCTTAACGACGACCTCGAGGTTATCCAAAGCCTCATCGGACAGGTCGTCCTCCCCCAACATAGGGTCGGGCATAAGCATTTGCTGCCTGTGCTTCTGGAAGTTCGCAAGAACAATTTCCGAAGTCACAGGAGCGGCCGCGCGCTTTGACTGTAAGAAAGAATACCACAAGTGGACATTCTTATTACCCTTACAGGCAAATCGTTGTCGCATCCATCGCCAAGCTCTTCCACGGAAATGGAAGGGCTGATCGGCTTCGTCTGG